GTTGGAGGAGCTGATGGCTGGTTGATTTTGTACAGCCAAGTTAAGCCAAAGTAAGAACAATGAAGCCTAATGAAGCCGAAGAAAGGAAAGAAAAATGGCAGTATTAGTAATGGTCTACGGTCACTCCGGCAGCGGTAAATCCGCTTCGCTTCGGAACTTTGACCCGGAACAGGTTGCGGTTATCAACGTGCTTGGAAAGCCGCTGCCGTTCCGCAGCAACATGAAAACCTATATCACAAACGACTACGGCAAGATTGATGCTGCAATCCACAGCACCAAGCGTAAGTCCATCGTCATTGACGATGCCACCTACCTTATGACTGGCGAGTTCATGCGGAACGCAAAGGT